ATTACTTAAAAATCCTTTAGTTAAAATACGTAATGATGCTAACGAAATTATTATTGAATATAATAATATTAATTTTCCAGAAACTTATAATAGTACTTCTATGCCTTTAAATTGTGATGAATCTTCGATGGCTACAAGAAACATAAATAAATTTGGAATTAAACAAATCGATGTTAGTAAAACTAAGAAATTATATAATATGATTACTATAGTTTTTCAAGAAGTTCCACCAAATGAAAATGCTATTAATGCTAATAAAGCTAATTGTAGAGTATACTTTAATTCAACTTTAATAGAAGATAGAGTTGCAAATGTATCCAGTATTGAAAATGTTAAAGATAGTTCTAGTTTCAAATCAAGAGTAATGAGAACTAATAGTAGTAAATTAAGAATTAATGATTATCGATTGAATAGTTCTACTAATGATACTTCAATTAAAGCAGAACCAGATCCTAATGCGTCCGGTGGTAGAAAAGATGCAATAAAAATGGCTGATTTAACATATTTTAATTATGCATTAAATCAAATGGAAATTAATAGTTTATATAAAGCTGGTTTTAATAAATATACTGCCCAATTAACTGAAATGCCAAGTGATGTTTATGATACTTATACAAAAGGTGATAAAATTGATATTACATCTGATGAACGTATTGTAAATCCTATATAAAAACTAAAAATATTATCTATTTATAAATGGGTGGTGGTTTAGTACAGTTAGCGATCGCGTCAAGTGCTTTAGATGTATATTTGACGCAAAATCCAGATATTAGTTTTTATAGATATGTTTTAAGAAAACATGTAAATTTTGCAATAGAAAATATTATACATAATTATCAAACCTCTGTATCTCCTATAAATTTATTAAAACCAACAGTAAATGATAATACTATTATATTTAATATTCAACAAGATACAACTGTAGATTATTTAACAGATTTAAATTTAGTATACACATTTCCAGATATATATTCATCTAGTAATTATAAATTTAAATGGGTTGAACATTTTGGAACATTACTTATAAAAGAAGCTCAATTATGTTTTAATGGAACTAGAATTATTGAAAAAATTAATGGCGAATGGCTTATAATTTGGTTAGAATTAACAACAGCGGTTAAAGATAGTTATAATAATATAACAGGAAATATTCCAGAAATGACAAATCCACGAACAAATGAAAATATTAGAAGAATTAAAAATAATATTATTAGCGAAAGTGATTATCCTGTAGGTAATAAAGAAACAAATACACCATCTATAAAATCAAGACAAGTTATAATACCTTTAGCTTTTTTCTTTACCAGAGATACATCTCTCGCATTACCTTTATTAAATATTCTTAAATCAGTATCTCCAATAACTATACGAATAACATTAAGACCATTAGAAGAATTATATACTATATACACACCTATTTTAAATATGAACGTTAATTCAACATATTATAATCAATTACATAATACAAATATTTCTATTACTGATTTTTTATTATCAGTAAATGATTTCGCACCTAATGTATATATTTATGGAACTTACGCATGTATTGATACTAATGAAAGACAAATTATACAATCTCAAACTAGCATGGAATATATTTATCAAAAAGTTGATTATTCCGATACTTATACTAATTCATCGTCAAGTATTCAATATGATATTGGATATATAAATTTACCAATAAAAGAAATAATATGGACTTTACAACGTTTAGACTGTATTAATAATTTTAATGATTATTTTAATTATACTAATAGTATTCCTAGAAGTAATGAAAATAATATAATGATATCGGCTGCTATAAAATGGAATAATATAGCAAATCCTGAAAGACAAATAATGGTAAATGCCAATTTCTATAATAATATGATTCCATATCAATATCATAGTTGCATTCCACGTCAAGGTATTTATTGCTATACTTTTGATATTATGCCTGAAAAATATTTTGCATCTGGTTCATGTAATGGATCACAGATTAATACTTCTATTAATATGACTATTGGATCATATAATTCAATAAATTATTATAAAAAACGATTTCCAACTGATTCGTATAATGTTGATAAAACCAAATATAGATTATCAGTATATGTATTACAACATTATATTATACAAATAAACAACTCGGCTATAAATATTATTGGACAAGTTTAAATAAATAATAATGTTTATAATTATAAAATGGATTTTATATTATTTATAATATCAATTATTGTTATTATATTTATTTATTATTTAATCAGCGTAATTAAAGATTTACAATTAGAAATAAAAGAAATGACTTCAACGTGTACTAATAATACTGCTACAGCAGACACTACTAAAACTACTAAACCAATACAAACTATTGATACTAAAATTAAAAATGATATCGTAGGATTATTAGATTTTGCAAAGAATTATTTTATTTAAGAATAAAACGTAATTATAATTAATATGCCTCGAAAAAAAACTATTACAGATAATACGACGGTTAAAAAAGTGGTTAAAAAAAATATTATAGATTCTATGATTAAAAATAATTCAGGCGAAGATGATATTATATTACAATTACCAATATCACAGGCAAAAATAAATAGTATTATAAATAATGATAATTTAGATGTTAAAATTAGCGAACCTACTCCTTACGAGTCTAATTCATATTTTATGAATGATGCAGAAAATATTTCTTTCGATAACACGAAAGAATATCAAACTAGTTATACAAATAATAATAATAATTCATATTGTTTTTGGTGTTGTCATAGTATTACTAATACTACTTATAGTATGCCATATAATTATGATACATTAAACGATAGTTACTTTGTATATGGGTCATTCTGTTCCTTGCAGTGTGCAAATGCATATAATTTCTCCATACATGGAAGTAGTGATAAAGTCTGGGAAATTAATAGTTGGATACAAATGTTAGGTAATAGATATGGATTTAATTATACTATTCGTCCCGCACCATCTAGATATTTATTAAAAATGTTTGGTGGTAATTTAACAATCGAAGAATTTAGAGAAGCCCATATTAAGACTGATAAAACTTATGTATTAAATATACCACCTATGATTTCTATAAATAGTAGTTCAGAAGTTCTAAATACATCTTATTTAGCTAAAATGTCTGAAAATAAAAAAAAGAAAATATAATTTATGATGTTAATGTCTCAAATATTAATCTAATCGATTCAGTAATTCCATAAGCCATTTTATTCATTCCATTCAAATCAGTTATCCAACACATAAATACATCAGTATCATTAAATCCATTAAATTTTTTAACTTCGATTACAATCTGTTTAGATTTATATTCAACTACTTTAAAATTATGATAAATTGTATTAAAATTTGGTAAAGTCGATAATGCATTATTATGAACGCTATAATTAAGTTCTGGAAATGCAGTCTTAAGAATTCTATCAATAATATCATTAGAATTTTCAACAATATTCATTCTTAATTAATATATATAATGAGTTTGTCATTTTTTTATAAAAAAATGATTTAAACATTATAAATTGTTTATATATTGATATGCAAGATAATATTTATTTTACTAATTACAAAGTAAGCACAATTACTTGTAATGCAGATTTAGGATTATATTTAAATCTAGATTTATTATATGAAAATTTTAATATCGATGATAAATTTATATGGATTTATTATCCTAAAATAACAGATAGACAGAATTTTAGAGGTATTTATCCTAAAAAGAAACGCACAACTAAGAAAAATAGTATTAAAAAAAATTTATTTGATAATCAAGTAACGACGATTTTCAAAATTAATGATGCATATTATCCAAATTTAAAAATTTTTAAGAATGGTAATATTCAAATTACAGGTATTAAAGAACAGGAAATAGTTAAATCAATTATAGATTTAATTATTCTTGAAATTAAAAGAATTTATGAAATTAATAATAATATTATTGTCAATAATGATATTACTAATATTAGTTTTAATAAATTTGTTATTAGAATGATAAATACCGATTTTAAATCATATTTAGATGATACGCGTGTAACTAAATTCTTAATTCGTAGAAAAATTTTACATAAAATTCTAATTAGCGAAGAATATAATAATAAATGTTCATTCGAACCTGGTAGATATCATGGTGTTAAATTAGAATATTTCTGGAATTCAAATAAAGAAATATTGGATGGTATTTGTGTATGTAAGAAACACTGCTTCGGTAAGGGTACAGGTAATGGAGAAAATAACTGTAAAAAAATAACAATCGCGATATTTGAAAGTGGTAGTGTTTTAATTACTGGAGGTATTTCATTCGAACAAATAAATGAAGCTTATAATTATATTACTACAATTTTAAATAAACATAAAAATGAAATACAAAAATCTGACTTAAATTTATTATTATTATAAAATTTCATCTATTTTTTTAATAATATTATCAAATCCACATATTACTTCCATATTATAATATAATGTATAATCATCGTATTGATATACGATTTTCATATGAATTTTTTTATTATCTTTTATGAATGTTCGATTACATACTAACATATCTTCATTATTATTATAACAATCATCATAAATATCCAGAATTTCAAATGATTTATTATGACTTTTTTTAATAATATAACAATCAATATATTCAATATTTTTATAATTCATTAATTCATATAATTCTAATTGAATATTATTTGTTCCATTAATTTCCATAGAATTATATTTCATAGCTGTAATTTCATTCTCATCATTTTCAATAAATTGAATAGTATAATTTACACCTAATGCATTAATAGTATATTCATAAATACTATATCCATCATCTGTATATTTCACAGAACTAGTAAGTATTTTTGAATTATTCTTAATAAAAGTTTTGATTTCGATAATCTCCATTTTTAATATCGTTTGAAATATAATATTAACATCATTTTTTTATATAAATAAATAATATTATTTAAATATATTATGAATAGGTCATTCTATTACGCCTTACTATCTATATATAATAATTGTATATTGAATGTATATTTATGTGGATATTTAATATTTCCCAATTATTTTTCAAATAAAATAACAACTTATAAGAAAAATAGTGATGAATATTATAATAAAATGCTATTATTATCATTTACTGACAATATTTATAATAAATATAATATTGATTTATTAAACATTCATAAACATATATTAGAAACTATTAAGAAAAATAAAAATACAACTAATGAATATTGGTATGACGATGAAGATACTATTAGTATTATGAGTGATTTAAGCGATTTGAGTGATATTTCTATGATCGATGACGATAAGTAATTATTTCATTACATAACCCATATTTTTTAGCATCGGTTGGCGTTATTATCGAAAATTTATTTTTAATATCATCAATCATTTTTTCAGGTAGTTTTGTTTTTTCGTTTAATATATTCTTAACAATATTATATATTAATTCTGTATTTTTTATATTATCGCTCATTAATATTGCAGATTTATTATTGTAATATAATATATTAGCTACTATATATGCATGATCAAACATATATATATAATCACAATATAACATAGGCAATAAGTCGTCAATACTTATAGGACCTTCGATTATTGCAAATGTTGGAACTTTTAATCTTTGAAGTCTTGGAATTATATTTATTCTCTCATATATAGTTTTAACTAATGCTTTTTTATCTTCTTCATATTGATCATCTCTATTTGGATATATGATAACTGGCATAATATCCTCCTCAAATAATATTTTATCAATATGTTGTACTGTTTTATTATTAGAAGAAATATTAATATTATTTACATTTGAATTTTTTATTATATCATAAATATTATATTTTTTTGTTTTATCAACAACTTTATTAATATTTAATACTCTGTCTACTATGCCTTTTTCTAAACAGTATGTTGAATCTAATAATAAATCATGCTGTAATAATTCCATTAATTCTGATTCTTTAAATTTAGTTTGTTGTAAATACATTTCTATTATTTTTGAAAAATATGAATCTGTAATTTCCATGCTATTATTCATTTTTGTTCGTTTTAAATTAACATAATATCCATTAAACGAATATTCATGAATCAAACAAATACTATATTTAGTCATTACTCTATAATGACTTGCTATCGATAAAAACGTAGCAGCAGAACAACTATAATTATCTACCATAGTTGCTATAGGAACTGAACTCATAGCAAATACGCTTAATAAACGCATCCCAGTCAATACATTACCACCTTGTGATGAAATATGAATTAAAATAGGTTTAGGTTTTAATATAGCCCCGTTATCATTTGTTATTGTTTTATTTGCATTTTTAATATCTTCAATTAAAGTATTTACGCGTTCATTAGTAATTTTACCATTAAAATAAATATGAGTAAGTTTATTTGATAAAAAATCTTCATCACTCATATTTGCGAATATACTAGCGTCAATATTCATTATCTATATATTATAAATTTAATAAATGAATTATATAAATAATCATACAATTTGCTAAAACTAGATTTATAATTATTATCATCTTTCAAATATGTATTAATCATATTCTTGTAATATTCATAAGGATTCTTATGAAATATTAACATTACAATCAAATAAATTAAAAATAAATAAAAACTAATTATAATATCCACAAATTTAATTATTGTCTTTTTCATAATAAATGTAATAATTATAATTGGTACGAATTTAATTATTACATTTATTATGAAAAATTTAAAACCATTATATAAATTAATTTTATTTGAAATTAAATAAACAAATTCTAAAAATGTAAATAAATATCCAATAATTAATATAAATAATGGATTGTATTTTGTTATATTGAAATAAAATAATATAAACCATACAAATATCCAATATGAAAATATTTCAAACATTTATTAAATATTCTATTATAGTAATTATTTTATTAATTATTAAATATATAAATTCAAAATATGTTATGAAATATCCAATTAATAACAAAAATAATGGATTATATCTCGTTAATTTAAAATAATGTAATATTACAAATAAAAGAAACCATCCTAATGATATATGAAACATAAATAATATTCCATATACAAATATTATTTATGTGAATGACAAAAAGTTTTTGCCATTTATATGTGTTGGAAGATGTTTAGCCTTTGATGCCGAGAGTGTGTGAGACAATCATATCCATATTCATATAATTGTCATATTCCAAATCCTCTCTAATCATAATCAAATCATTCGACTTGCGAAGTTTCCAGCAACTGGCGATATATTTCATCGTATTTCCAGATCCTGGAATCTTTGTTTTGTTATTTCTCAGGTTGTGGCACATATACTTCACGAACATGTTATACTCCGACAGTTCATAAAGCTTACCCTTCGAATTCTCAACAAAGATACCCGTATGTTTGCGAATGGTATTTGACACCTTCAACGACATATTTCAGCCGTGATCCGTATTTAAATGGATAATTAAATCTTGAAAATAAACAATTCATTTTTTATAAATAAATATATAAATTAATACAAATATATAAAAAATGATTATATTTATATTATAAAATAGAATTATAAATGTCTGTTAGTGATACAATTTTTATGTTGAAATATAATTTTTATGAAAAAGATATTAGTCAATATTCAACAGTAAGAATTGTAACTATTATTAATACTGCTTGTTTGATTGAAGATTTAAAAACTAAAAAAAGAGTATGGGTTATGAAATATGATATATATCCATTAAATCAAACTTATTATGGCGATTTCTGGCAAAAATGTTCAATAAGTGAAGAAATTGCTAGAAAACATGGTCTGTTATAATTATTTTTTTGGTTTTTATTAATAAAAAATAAAAAAGATTTAAAGATTAAAGAATAATATTTATTATAAAATAAACCACGATAATGTCATCAAAAGAAGATACTGTAGGCATCGGTATTGATTTAGGAACAACTACTAGTTGTGTTGCTGTATGGATTGGTGATAGAGTTGAAGTTCTACCGGATCATCAAACTGGCTCACGTATTATTCCATCATATGTAACATTTACAGATGATGAAAAATTAGTGGGTGATGCTTCTAAAAATGTATCAACTATGTATCCTAAAACAACACTACATGACATTAAACGCCTTATTGGTCGTAAATACGATGATCCATATGTTCAATCAGATAAGAAACTATGGGCATTTGATATTACCGCCGATGAAAATAATAAACCTGTAATTAATGTTGATTATAAAAATGAAAAGAAAAAGATGTATCCTGAAGAAATCTCAGCTATGGTTCTTGCAAGACTTAAAGAAACAGCTGAGGCTTATCTTGGTCATCCAGTAAAAAAAGCAGTAGTTACAGTTCCTGCTTATTTTAATGATAGTCAGCGCCAAGCCACTAAAGATGCCTGTACTATTAGTGGTATGGAATGTCTGCGAATTATTAATGAACCAACCGCAGCGGCAATTGCTTATGGACTTGATAAGATTGCCGAAGGAAATAAAGAAAAAACCATTCTTATTTTCGATGAAGGCGGTGGCACTCACGATTTATCTATTTTAAGTATTGATGGTGGTATTTTCGAAGTTAAAGCTACGGCAGGCGATACTCATTTAGGCGGTTCTGATATTGATAATATTATTGTCGATTATCTGTGTACTGATATTAAGAAGAAACATAATAAAGATATCAAGGAAAATCCAAAAGCACTTAAGCGACTTAATATTGCAGCTGAAAAAGCCAAAAAGAATTTATCAACAACTACATCAGTTCCTATTGAAATTGATTCGCTATTTGATGGAGTCGATTATTCAACAACAATTAGCCGTGCTAAATTCGAGCAATTGGCTGAAAGTTTTTTCAATAAATCGATAGAGCCAATCTCGCGTGTTCTACAAGATGCAAAGATTTCAAAAAGTGATGTTGATGAGATTGTTCTAGTTGGTGGAACTACTCGTATTCCTAAAATTCAAGAACTATTAAGCAATTATTTTAATGGAAAACAATTAAATAAATCTCTAAATCCTGATGAGGCGGTTGCAATCGGTGCAGCTATCCAGTGTGCTATTCTAACTGGACAAGGTAGCTCAAGAACTAACGATCTACTTCTACTAGATGTTGCACCGCTTTCACTAGGTATTGAAACTAGTGGTGGAGTTATGACTAAAATTATCGAAAGAAATACAACAATTCCAACTAAAAAATCACAAACATTTTCAACTTATTCTGATAATCAGCCAGGTGTTGATATTAAGATTTATGAAGGTGAACGATCATTCGTCAAAGATAATAATCTACTAGGTTCATTTAATTTAAGTGGTATTCCACCTATGCCAAGAGGACAACCTAAAATTGTTATCGATTTGTCAATTGATGTTAATGGTATTCTTGAAGTTTCGGCGAAAGAAGAGAGTACTGGAAAAACTAATAATATCAAAATTACTAATGATAAGGGTCGACTTTCTAAGGAACAAATCGAAGAAATGGTTAAAGCTGCTGAGAAATTTAAGGAAGAAGATGAGCAACAAAAACTTTTAATCGAGTCCAAAAACGAATTTGAGAATTATCTCTATAATACCAAAAATAGTATCGCAACTAAACAAGAAGGAGCACCTGAAAACTTTGATGAAATTAAAGCAGAAATTGAACCAATCGTTAATGAAGGTCTAAAATGGTTTGAAGATAATTCAAATAATAAACTAACACTCGATGATTACAAAAATAAACAAAAAGAATATGAAGATAAAATTCGCCCACTTATTACTAAACTTTATGGTGCTGTTCCGCCTGCTGGTGCTGGTGCCGAAACATCTCATTCATTCACTAATCCATTTCAACAACCACCGCCTCCACCTGATGGAGCAGCATCAAAACAACCCGATATTAATGAGGTTGATTAAAAATAATTAAATTTGTTTTTAAATGCAATATTATATATATCATTATTATTGCGTAATCTTTCACTTAAATATTCGATAGTATCTCCATCTAAATTTACAGCTTTTAATGCTAAACTATAATTATCTTTCAAGTTAGCAGATGCATAATAAATTGATGCTGGATAAATACTAATCATTTTATTTATAAAATCATAATCTGATTTTAATTCATACGATGCATATTTAATTAAAGTATTTTCTTTTTTACATAATGATAATAATAATTCTTTATTATTTTTGTAATTATATGGTAAATTTTTAATTAATATTGGTATTTTATCAATAATTTTTAAAGTTAAATCTTCATTTATTAATAATTGCTTAATATAATAAATATTAAAATAATTGGGTTTAATTGTATTTATAATTATATTAGTATACTTGATATGATTAATATAATGATTTTTAAAAATTTTTATACTAGTATTTGATAAATTCTTACTAAAATATTTATTGATTATATAAATATTAAATATTTTGTCTGAAATCTCATCAATTCCTATTATTTTTTTTAATATACATTTAATATATATATTCATTTATTAATAATTTAATATAAATTATCTTTAATTATAGAAGCTCTTTTACGAGGAAAATATAAACCTTGAAAATAAACTGTTGAAGATGTAGAACCAATATAGGTAGTTGAGAATTCTAAAAAATGGGTTAAAGATGGTATATTAAGAATTTCACGCGGGAAAGTCCATCGAAGTATATCTTGCGAATTAATAGCACCACTTCTATCAGGATAAAATCGAATTAGCTGTTTATAATATCCAGTAATAACTCTTAAATAATTAGTTAAATTTTTAGGAATTACAGCAGCACTCGTTATATATATCTATATATAAGAAAAGATATTATTTTATTCAAGGATTGGAAATGTAGGAAAATCAGGAATAGGAGTTGTTGATGCATAATTATAATTTTTAACTTCTGGTATATCCATATAATCTCGAAGTTTTTGTCGATAATCTTTAACGAGTATAAGATTATTTGAAGATATTGGAAAATCAAGTAATAAATATTTATCACTATCTGCTAATAATTGGTTTCGTATATTTCTTATTAAAAATAAATTGGTATAATCTATATTTGATGACATTTCTATTTTAGCCATATATTTTATATTGTAAAATTCCAGCAGTAAAAAGTGATCCTAAAATCTAGTATCATACAATCAAGAGGTTCTTTTGTGCATATTTGATAAACTTTTTTAAATAAATCTTTATCTATAGTAGTCAAGTTATGATTACGAATAATATGATTAATTGATATCAAATCATTAATTTTAAATAATATGATATAATTAATATTTCTTAAAACTACTTTTGGGACTGATGTATAATTTTGAGACATAACTAAACAACTACACCCCATATTTACGAGATGATATAAGATACTGAAAAATTCTTTTAAGTTCTTTTGGGGATAAATTAATCCAGTCATCAAAAATAATTAATTTAGGTTTATTATACATATTTTCGCCTTCAAGTTCTTCAAGATTTGGCATATCATCAATATTATTATATGCTTCAACCTTTTTTGAATGTTCCATAATGGCTTTATACAACGGCTCATCTAGTGTGGACCCAGTAAAAATAATAATTTTAGAAAACTCACCAGCACTTCGCATTAAATAATTCATAACCCAATTGGTTTTACCAGTCCCAGTAGCACCTATGCACAATAAATGGCTTCGATGTTCTATATAATGTTTCTTCCAATTCCTTGGAAGTTTTTTATCTTTATTTATTTCTAGTTCATTATAGAAATTTACTATTTTATCAGTCATATTTAATTAATATATAGATTTTTATATTAACCAATAATTGAATATTTTAAATATGTAGTAGTAGTTAATAAATAATAACTTGGAGTAGAAATTTTAGCATATAATATAGAACCGGTCCAAATTCCAGATATACTTATACCATATCCACCTGGATTTGTAAAAAAAGTATAAGAATTAATAGATGGTGCTATTCCACTAAAAATTATCAAATAACCAGACCAATATATCATACCTGTGCCAGTAGATGAAGAACACGAAAGAAAAATTGTAACATATTCATTAGTTCTATTAAATTGTTGGACGTTTATCAACCAATATCCAGCAACACCTAATCCCGTTGCGGGAGGAGTTATAGATATAGTATTCGTTACTATTTGAGCTAATGTATTGGTCGAAAATTGTGGTGTTGATAAAGGTTGTGTGATATTTACATTATAATTACTTACACTTAAAATATATCCATTACCACCAAAAAAACCTAAATTAATAGATCCAGCTGGAGTATTATAATAATTGAGAGTAATACCAATATTTCCTGTGTTTTGAAATATTGTATTTATAGTATCAAAACTTCCTGCAATTCTTAAACCAGTCGTAGAAGTTCCTCCAGTAAATAAATATCCAGTACTATCTATAATAGTTGTTGCTGTTCCATTAGTATAAAACTTATGACTTGCTCCTGATGGAACAGAATACCATAATGTACCACCATCAATACCTATACTATATGGATAACCTCCAACTCCTCCAGGCCATAAAACTATTCTATCACCAATACCACCATAACTTCCAGTTGTTGGAGGACTTACAATATTAGTATTAAAACTTAAAACTCCATTAACATCTAATTTAGAATTAGGACTTGCTGAGCCAATCCCTACATTTCCACTTGTTAAAATAGTAAATCTACCTCCTACAACACTAGCACCATCAACATTTACATTCCCACTTCCACCAATACCTAAGTTACCACTAATTGTTGTATTACCTACTAATTTTGTGGTTCCATAAACTAATAAACTAGCATTATCTGTTACAGTTGTACCAATTCCAAGTGCTCCAGTAGATTCTCCATTTTTAATTTCATAACCATAAAATACAATACCATCACAAACTGTTGCGGAATAGGTGCTAGCATTAACGAAATTTGATGTTTTATTTATTACTATTCTATAATATAAATATTGAGTTGTATTTGTGAATGAATATGTATTTGTTGTATAAGTAGCCCATAAAATATCAGTTCTACTATCTAATTGAGTATAATTAATTCCATCAGTAGAACCGCAAAAAATCCAATTTCTCATCATAAAATAGTTATATGGTGCAAATCCTGATATTAATGAATATGAAGTCATAACAACTAAATATGGTAATTGTAATGTTGCTGTTTCACCACTCGTAGAAACACCATTTATAATTGTTGTTTTTGTTCCTACATAATAACCTGTTGAATTAAAATTTCCAAAAGCAGAAGTCCACTGATTGAATATAGGATTTGTTACAAAGGCATGAAATAATTCTTGACCTGTATAATCACTTCCAGCAGTTGCTATAAATGTTCCTCTACCATAAAAAGTAGTAGTAAAAGTAGTTGAAGAAGCAGTTAAATATGATGGTGGATATGGTCGTGTTTCCGTATTTATAGTAATTAATGTAATATTAGATAAAAATATACTACTTAATGGAAGATTAGTCAATAATGACCCATCACCAGAAAATTTACCTGTTCCTGATAATGTGATACCACCTGTTCCTGATAATGTAATACTTGCATTTGTAGCCATAGTTCCACCAGA